CTGAAGCGCTGAACATGGGACAGATTACTTTTGACCGCTTCGACTTAGGCATTGACCTGCGCAAAGGCTCAAGCGTTTCAGACGCGAACCGCCTGCGCGAAATGAAAAACGCCTACGTCACCACGGGCCTGGCCACCGAAAAGCGGCCGGGCTTGTCCAAGGTGGCGGACCTGACGCCTGGCACGAAGGGCCTGTTTGCCGCATTTGGCAAGCTGCATACGTTTTACGGCGAAGGCACCATTGCGCATGCAAACACTTTATTCACCGCCAACAAGGTGCTGCATTCAGGCGGCGCCAAGGCGGTGCTCGACGTTCACTTTGCCGACGTGTTCAACGCCTACATTTACGCATCGGTGGAGTTTGCCGGCGGCCTGGTGGAGCATCACTACCTAGACGGCACGGCAGCAACACACATTGCAGATGCGAATTGCCCCGACACCAAAGCAGTCATCAAGCTGGCCAGCAAGATATTTGCCGTCGGCGCCGGCACCGGCGACGTGGTGCGCTACTGCAAGACTGGCGCGCCGCGCGACTGGACCACGGTAAACGACGCTGGGTTTTTGCCCACGGGCCTGAACAGCCGCGGCGACCGCTCAACCAACGCCCTGGGCACCTACCAGAAAAAGCTGGTGGCGCTGTCCAAGGATGGCGCCCAGGTGTGGATTGTTGACCCGGACCCGACGCGGATGGAGCTGGACACCACCGTGGAAAACGTCGGCACCAGCTTTCCGCGAACCGTGGCCAACGTGGCCGGGGATCTGCACTTTCTGTCCGATTACGGCTTTCGCTCTATCACAACCCTGCAGTTGACCAGCAACCTGGCCGACGTGGACGTGGGCTCGCCGATTGACACGCTTGTGCGGCCTGAAACCAAAGTCCCCGGCGTGGTGCCCAAATCGTTTTATTTCTATGGCACCGGGCAATACATTTGCGCCATCGGCAACCGGCTTTTTGTCTACTCGATTTCCCGCACCGCGAAGATTGCAGCTTGGAGCCAGTATTTCCTACCCACTTCTGTGGACGCCTTTGCCGAGCTTGGCCAGGAGCTTTACATCCGGTCAGGCAATACGGTTTACAAGCTGGATCCAGCCGCAAGCACGGACGACGGGACTCAGTTCGAGGTCTTGGTTGCCCTGCCGTACATGGACTTCAAGAAACCCGGCGCCGAGAAAGCAATCACCGGCGTGGATGTCGTGATCGACGGCCGCTGTGAGTTCTCCATCGGCTTCGACGTGCGCGACCCCGACGCCTTCACCAGTCCGGTCAAGGTGCGCGGCAACACCAGGCCGGGCGGCATCATTCCCGTGGAGTGTGTCGGTACCGAGTTCTCGCTGCGCTTTAGAAACTACGACAACAAGCCCTTCCGATTGGATGCGGTCACTGTTTACTTCGATGTACTGAAATGAACGTGACATTTATCACCAGCCCGGCACTTTTGGCGCAACACTTCTTCAAAGCGGCGCCACTGCTGCAGCCGGTCATTGACCAGGCAGCGCGCGGCGAATTCACCGTGGAAGACATTCGGCGCCTGACTGAAGCGGGCCGGGTCATCACGGCGTTAATTGAAAAGGACGGGGAGGCAGTTTTGGCTATGGCCTTTGAATTTGTTCACTACCCTCAAAAGCTGGCGGTGAACATCCTTGCCTTGGGCGGACAAAGCGTTGACGAGGTGGCCAGCGAGTTTTGGGACACCTTCAAGGAATGGTGCAGGAGCGCGGGAGCCAGCGCAATCGAGGCTTCCTGCAGTGAAGCGATGGCACGGCTTTTACGCCGGCAAGAATTTAAGAGCGTGTACCGCGTGGTGCGCTTAGAGCTGTAAACCGGAGAAGAAAATATGCTGATTCCAAGACATTCGGGTTACACCCCAGACGGCCGCCGGCTTTACTTCAAAGGCGGCGGCGGCGATCCTGGCGCGGACGCACGCGCCATGGAGGCCGAACGGCAGGGGCGCATCACGGCCGCGACAGAGCAGATCAACAGTATTTTCAACAACAAAGTCAAGGGCCAGCGAACAGCCTACAAAGACTTTGGCGGCAATGAAATCAGCCAAGCCGACTACAACGCACAAATTGCGCAGCCGGCGGATCAAGGATTATTTTCTATGATGATGCGGCCAACTTCTGGCCAGGTTGATACATGGGTTGACGGCGATCCAGCCAATTCGCGGGACAATCTTTACGCTGAACAAAAATCAGCCGTCTACGACTTGAACAGCCAGGAAGTCAACCGACAAGCAGGAGAGGCCGAACGCAACAACCGCTTCGGCCTGGCCCGCTCCGGCTTGGCTGGCGGCTCTGCTGACGTTGACAGCGTGGCCGACATCAACCGGCGCACCAACGAAGGCTTGTTGCGCGCTGGCGGCATCGCTGACCAATCCGCGGCTGACCTGCGCGCCGCCGACGAAGGCACGCGCTCGAATCTCATCAGCATGGCTCAGTCTGGCATTGACACCGGTTCAGCCGCGACCATGGCGCTGAACGGGCTGAAGGTCAATGCTGACAGTGTGGCCGCGCAGCGCTCCGGCTCATCGGTGGGCAGCTTGTTCAATGACATGAGCCAGGCTTACCTAATCAATCAGCAGCGCCAAGGGATGAACACGGGCATGCAGCCGTATGGTTCTCAATTTCTCGGTGTGTCCAATCCCCGACAGGGGAATAGCGGCACGGTTCAACAATAAGGCGGGCTCATGGATCCATTTACCATTGCCGCCCTTGTCGCCATGGTGGCCGGCGCAGGGGTGCAGTACAAGGCCAGCACGGACGCACAGAAACGCCAGCAGAACGAAATTCGCACCGGCCTGGCATCGCAGCGCGAGCTGCAGTTAAAGGCCGAGAAGCGCGCACTGTCCACGGCTGATACCTTTGAGACCCCGAAACGCGCCGCAGAGCAGGAGGCCATTGCCGAAACGATGACCCAGGAACTGATGGCGCCCGTTACCGAGAGCCAGGCAATTCGGGCCGCACAGCAAACGACCCAGGGCAATGTGTCGGGCGACTACACGACGGCCAAGGCCGCTAGCGACGTGAACGCTATCAAGACAGCGCAGAGCCTAGCCAAATTGTTGGGCAAGTCGTCTTCAGCTAATCGCCTGCGCATGAACGAGGGCATCCGCATGCTCGACGCTGGCCAGGACATCGACCGGTTGAGCGGGTTTTCCCGCGGGCAGGCCGGCGCCGACGGCATCGCCGTGCAGCAAGCTGGCCAGGTAGATCCTGGTATGGTGCTGGCCGGCTCGCTGCTGCAGTCCGCAGGAACTGCCGGAATGATGTACGGCGGCAGCGGCGTAGCCGGCAATGCTGGCGGCGGTGTGAAAGCTACAACCGGTCCCGGCACGCAACTGTTTCAACCGACCGGCGGCGGCATGGGCCTGAACATGACGGGCGTATCCACCGGGTTCAAGATGCCGCCCGGTCTTCGGATTTTGGGGTAATCAAATGAAATTCACACTTGACGCAAGCGGAGCGCAGCAGGCCGGCGAGGGTATTGGCTCGCTGTTCAAAGCCTACGCTCTTGGCCCAATGTACCGCCAGCAGGCAGAGCAGGCGGCGGCGGCAAAAACTGCCTCCATTTACTCGAACACGCAAGCCGGCAATAAGTACGGAGCGCAGGCCGATCAGGAGCGCTTCACCTTGGACCAGCGGCGCGGCGTGGATGCGGGCATTGAGGCAGATCCCGCAATGCTGCCGTACCTCAAGAACATGCAGCGCATCTTCAAGATGACGGGCGACACCAACGCCAAGCGCGTGGCCGAGGCCGGTACCGAGTTTCAGACCCAGGGCCTGCGCGACCAGGCGGTGGCCGCGCCGAACCTGGATGCGATGAACCGACTTATTTCCGTGGAATCCGGTAAAGCGTACCTTCCTCACGACAACGTGGGGACCACGGGCTATTCGATGAACAAGGCCACCGGCGCCGGCGACGTATTAAATCCAGTTCTGGCGAAAATCTTCCAAACCCTCGAAGCCTCAAAAGTGCTCGAGAACAACGCCCAGGCAGGATCAGCAGGCGCATCGGCTGGCCTGGCCAACGCGCGCCGCGAGCGCGTGACCGGCGGCTACGACCAAACCACCGACATGGTGGGCGCTGACGGCGTGACCACTGTTAACCGGCTGCCCACAGGCGGCGCACCCATATCAGTGGGCGTGGCACCAAGCAAAGGAACTGGTGAAGCTGCGACCAACGCCAAGGCCCGCAACGCGGTTATCGCCGCCGTGGAAAAAGAGTTCCCCTACGGCACCGAGACGGAAATCATGGCCAAGGTCAATGAACGCATGGCGCGGCGCACTGGCGCAAACAAAAGTCCGGCGCCGGCGTCAACGGTGCCAAAAATGAAGTTACCCCAGGGCATGACGCCAGAGGCGGCAATTGCTTCAGCGAAAGCAGCGATTGCTGCCGGCAAAGACCGCAATGCCGTAATAGCGCGCCTGCAAGAAATGGGGGTTGAACCTAAAGGACTTTGATGGCTGGATTGTTTGATGACTTGCCCGACGGAAACCAAAATTCGGGCGACGGTCTTTTTGACGACATCGCCACAACCAAGCCATTAAAGCCCGCTAGGGCGACCGGCGCCTGGACCGATAACCTGCGCGACCCCGCTGCAGGCTTTCTAAAGATTGGCCCAACGGCAATCAAGGGTGTAGCAGACATCGCCCGTCTACTAACAGGCGACCGCATAGGCGTTGACACTTCCACCGCCATGAAGGAGGGCATGACTTCGATTGACGAAGTTGTGGGATCCGACCGCTTGCGCCAGTCCAAGCAGGCAATCTCCGAGGCGCTGCGCAGTCCCGATGTGGGCCTGACCGACCTACCGGGCGTCATCATCGACAACCCGCGCGCGTCCATTGACGCGGCAATCTCCACCATCGGCTCGATGTTCCTGCCTACCGGCGTTGCCGTCGGCGCGACCAAGCTGCTGCCTGCGGCCGGCAAAATCATCCCGCGCCTGGCAACCGCCACGCCCGGCGCCGTGGCCACCGGCGCCACCATCGGCACCGGCGCGGCGCAGAACGCGGCTGAGACATTTGCCGACACCGCCGGTAATCCCCTGGATGACCGCTACACCGGCGCCGGTATCAGCGCCGCGACATCCCTGGTGCTGGGCAAGATCCTTGGCGGAGGCGCCGAGGGTGTGGTGGCCAGGCGCATCGCTGGCGACACGCTGGCTGGCGGTATAGCCCAGGGCGCCAAGTCCGCAGTTCAGACTGGCGCCAAAGAATTCGCACAGGAGTTCGGCGAGGAAGGATCCAACTACATCGGAAAGCAAGTCGCCAAAAGCGAAGCCATTGACCCGCTCACCGGCGTCAAGGAAGCGGCCTATGGTGGCGTTGTCGGCTTTGGTGTGGGCGGTGCCTCAGACGTGGCCACCAACGCCGCCAACATCAGCCAGGGCAGCATTGAGAGCCAGATTGCGCGCGAGATTGACCGCGCCGCCCAGGAAATCTCTGACCAGCCCGCGCCCCAGGTAGCGCAACAGACCGTCGCCGGCATTTTTGCGGACTTGCCGGACACCCAGGCAGCCGCACCTGCCGCTCAAGTTGTCGATTCTGCGCCCGCGCTGGCGCCTGCAGCCGCGGAGATTGAGACAAATCAGCCTGCAGCCCTTGATGCACTTTCACAGGCAGCTATCGAAACAATAGCGCCAGAAAAGGCGATCAACACCGCTGAGCCCGTGCCCACTTCTGTGATGGAGCGCCTCATGGGTGAAGGCTGGACGCCGCCAGCCTCGGAACCAAAAGAGTCTGCCGCCCCTGCACAGCCTGCGCCCGCAGCTACTGAAGCGGCAGCACCAGAAAGCCAAAATGTCCAAGACCAAGCGTCACAGCCCGGACCTGAAT